GTATATCGATATTTCGAAAAACGCAAAAAAGAAACCCTCCGTTTTAAGAGAGGGTCAGTCAAAAGATACTATCTTAAGAGAGGTTAAAATACGGGGCAAGTTCCATTAGAACATAAAATATCTCTAATTACATTATTTACTCTAGAGTAATTTTTAGTAGAAACATTTTGAATACTTTCGTTTAATCCAACACTTGCCATATATGAACCAGGATTAGAAGGTGTTGATACAAAGTCCCAGCATAATAATTCAAAATCATCCTGTACTTCCATCATATTTTCACCCATTGGTTTTAAACTTCCCATTCCGCGAGAAGATACACCAACTGAAATTCCTGAGTCAATTAGTGCTTTTACAATGTTACCTGAGGGTGTAGGTAAAATTTCTAATTTACCCATAATATTATCTCCGTCCCACCAAATACTAACTATGTTGTGGGATACGTTTTTTAGGTTAATAACTTGGGTTTCGGGGTGGTCTAGTTCACCACACGCACGGCGGTTTTTAACTAGTTCCATGTATTTGTCAATTTCCCTACCCCATAAATCTTTAGAATAATAACGTCCATTTCCGTTTTTTACCTCAGGTGTAGCTAAAACACCTTCAACAATCATGTTGCCGGATTTAGACTTTAACCCTTCTGTTAATTTAACAGGTTGAGGAACAAAGGTAATGGTTTCTATAAGGAGTAATTTACTCATTATTTTTCGGTCAATCGCTTTAAAATTTCTTTAACTAAAGTATCTTTAGATTCGCCTAGATTAAATGCTTTATCAAGACCAAATGATCTTAATTTATCTTTAAGAGCATTTTTAATAGATACTTCGGCCTGGTCAAATTTGCGTTTAAAGGCTTGCATATCATTATTATCCATTTTATCTATGACTTTTCCAAGTCTTTCTCTATCCATTTGAAGTAACATAGAGGGATTAGGAACATCAATTTCATTACCGTATGCTTCTTTTACTTTATTCTTATCAGCAATTTTATTAATTGTATCTCCTACTTTTATACCTAATTTAGTACCTAATAATACAGCTAAAGCAGAAGCAGACATTGATAAAGCATGAGCGATTGCTGTAGCATTTTGTGTAGAGGTACCTAATAAAGTTGCTAAATCTTGAACACCTTGATTTTCATTTATTTTTTTATTTTCCTTTAATTTAACGGGTTCCATTCCAGAAGAGGCATATTTACCTTTTACTGCTTTTGTTGGGCCTAAACCAGGATGATCTTCAGAATATCCTAAACCTTCAATACCAAATTGGCCTGATTTAATATAGTATAATTGATCTTTAGATAAGTTTTTAACTACAATATTTCTGATTTCCTCTACTGTTTTATCAACGTTTTTAGGGTTTCTTGATTCAACATAAAAGCCTAACAAAAATTCAGATCCACTTTGGTTATTGATATTTTTTTTATCTTTATAGTCGTATCCTTTAGTTTCTAAATCAGTTATATCTTTAGTTGGTTGTTTTTCTTCAGCTTTAGCTTCCTCAGCTAAAATAGCCATGTTAGTATTAAAGATTTCAAAGAAATTAGGTCCACTTGAATTAGACACTAATCCTTGAGCAATCATCTCACTAATGATTGATTTTTGTTTTAATACATTTACTACTTGATCAAATGAAGATTGAGCAGTAAATAAGTGAGGGAATTGTTTTAATGCTTGCTTATGAAAAGCAGTTACATTACCTTTTCCTTCAACGATTAAATTGTATTGTTCTTGTAAAGTTTGTTGTCTCATTTTATTCTATATTTCTAAATTCTTTAAAATCTTCTTCAGACATTATAAATCCATTACCCTCTAATTCAGCTTCAGCTTTTTTAAGTTCATCAGGATTTAATTTTCCTAACTTATTAACATTACCATCATCGTCTACAAGATAATACATTTGCATGTCTTCATTATCCTCATTTCCTAATCCAGTATTGCCAGGTATAGCTTTAATTTCATTGTACAAACTTTCTAAACTAAGAATAGTAGTTTCTTTTACTTCAGGTTCAGGTGCTTGAGTATCGGCGGCTGTGGTAGGTTGAGATTTTTTACGCAAATCCATGATTTGAGTTGTTAATCTATCTATATCATCGGCTATAGTATCATATACACCAGCTCCTAAATTTTCCCCTTTAGCTAAAAGTGCTTGTACCTCTTGTTCGAGGTTTAACATTTTTACTTTTAGGTAACGTTTATCGTTCATATGTTATAAATATATATTATTTTTAACTACCTATTCCCTTCATCATCAATGTTGAACCCGTAAGAGGTACAGCATTCACAAAAGTTAAATTTCCACCTCCTGGGGCGACAACTACTCCAACAAAATAATCACCTGCTTGAAAACCAGATAAACCTGATCCTATTGTAAATGATCCTGATGTATTTTTAGGGGTAGTAGGAGTATAAAGTGGTATGGTTTCTAGCACAAAATAGCTAGAGGCCGATAGTTTATTAGATATAGCAAATACAGATGTTGATCCGGCAGCTAGGTTAGCAGGAAATAAAGTTGCACTTTGGGTTACATCTACGTTATACGTTGCCATTTTCTTTCCACAGATCTTTATATTCCATACCCTTAGCTTGTTTTCTCATTTGTTCTTTATTAACTAGTTTGTAACCTAGTTTTAAATAATAATTGCGAGCAGTACCTTTAGCTTTTTTATTTGGGTTAAAAGCAAACGGAGTAGCATATTGCTCGCCAGCTCCAGGAGAAAAAGAAGCACCAGCTCCACCTCCGCCAGTAGCAGACATTTCACTAATAACTTTTTTTATAATTTCTTTAATTTGCTTTTTTTTCATTTGCTTTTCATCTTTTCGTATTCTACACGATAGTTTTTACGAATATGACTTCTAATTCTATTTTTAATGTATTGTATTTCCTTAAAAATATCTTCAAATTCTTTATCGTCTTCGGCCTGTATCATTACTGCTTTAGATGTAGATTCTAATTGCAATACATCTTTAAGAAGTTTTTCAAAATTAGCAGCATAGGTTACTTTAGATGTAACACTGCGAGTTTCAGGGTCAAATTCTCCTGGTTCAACAATAAATTTACGAGGAGTAGGATCTACCTCGTTTAATATCTTATTTACTAGCTGTTCTAATTTCATCGATCAATTGATAATATTGTAATAAATTAACGATATCCTCATTTTTAATCGAAGATTCCTTAGACAATTCAGAAATAATATTTACTATTTCATTCAATTTAATTACTGTAACTTTATCATCAACGGATTTAATTAAACCCTTTAATTCAGTTTTAATTTCGCTGATTTGGGTATTATAAAATTCTTTTAATTTTGGAGTTGAATCAACCTCAGTAATAAATTGTTTTAATACTGATTTTTGTTTTTCATTGAATCCATCATACTTATCGTTAAATTTTTCTAAAAGAATACGGTAAGTTAAAATACGTAAATCTTTATCATATTTTTTAAATTCTTCAATTACCTCGTCTTTAACTTCTTTTTTATTAATTTTAGATGTAGTTAAAATTTCAAGTAATGTTACTTTATTAGAAATAATAGCATCAGGATTAACTAAGTTATCGTTATTATAAACTTCCATTAACGAATATAAAGCAGCATATGCCTTATAGTTAGGTAACTTAATTTTAAAAAAGTCATCTAAATTATAGTTGTCACGAATTTCTTTAATCAAATTATATTTTTCCCGACGTAATGTACTACGATTTAATTTTTTAGAAGTTTCTAAAATAGTATTAATAGTAATATTAGCGGTTGATTCAATTAAAGGTAATTTTTTTAACAGTGATTCGTATAATTTATATTCTTTACTTAATTCGCTTTTAAGAAAATATTTTTTAATGATATCTAATGCAGGTGATTGTTTACCTGAGATAGTGTCGGCTGTTACCTGTCTGATAAGTAATTCAAAGATTAACCCAGAATTCTTATACTTGCTATGTTTTAGCTTGGTCATTTGTTATAAATATGGTTAAAAAATTATTCCTTAATTTTAGATTCATCTAGCAAAGAAGCGGCTCTTCTTTCATCATCAAAAGATAATTTTTTATTTAAGCTTTCTAGCAATGTTTTGTTTTTAAGATAAGCGGTTTTAGCCTCTAATGCAGGTGTTGATACGCTTTGAGGTTTAAGTCTTCCATAACTTTCTTGGTCATCTACTTTCATATCTTTAACTCCTAATCTGTCTCTTCCGAAAGCATTATCTTGAGTGTTTATATCAGATACTTTTTCTTTAGGCCTTCCTAATAACGGTTCATCTTCATTATATCCACCCGGAACTTCTCTAGATGCCTCATATCGGCCAGTGCCATACAACGCAGCTAAATCGTGTGGTGTACCATATGATTTGCCTGTGTCTATAGGATCATTACCCTCACTTTCAATTTGAGTTAAACGGAAAGCACGTTTCATATCCTCACGTATTAAATCTCTATAATCATCATACTCATCTTCACTAAAGTGGAAGATATTATCATAGATCCAATCTGTAGGGAGTAATTTAGTATCCATGATGTTACGAGCTAATTCTACTTTCTCTTTAAGTAAATTAATTCTTTCTTGGTCATAGATAATAGAAGGAGTTGTTAAACCTAATTCAAAGTTTGTTAATCCTTCGTTATTATATCCCTGAGAGTATAAGTGAACTAAAGCAATTTTATATAGTTCAGACAATATAATCTTTTGAATACGTTCTACAGTACGAGCAAAACGAATATCTTCGGCTGCTAATGTTGCTTTACCACTTAAGTCTTTATCATATCCAAAGAACGCTTTAGGTACTTTAAGAGCAGCAATCATTTTATCTCTTAAGTACATAACATCTTGAATACCATCATATTCTAATCCTTTTGTAGTTTCAATTTTAGTTGTTGCATCATTACCACGAACAGGAATATAAAAATCCTCCATCATGTTTTGCATGTTGAATTTTAAGTTATATTGGCCTGTTTGAGGATCAATATATGGAGTACGTTTCATTTTAGAAACTGTTTTTTCCATAAATGCATCAATTTCATTGGGTGGTATATTACCAACATTCATGTAAAATACGCGCTTTTCAGGCGCTCTAACAATACGATGTACAAGCATCGCATCTTCCATCAACACCATTTGTTTATACGATTTACGCGCAGGTTCAATATATGAACGTCCATAAGGTAAATAGTTAACATCTGTTAATAAACGGAAGTGAGCTACTTCATAATTATCAAAATAAATAGCATTGTCACCTTGTTTATTCATATAAGAATATCCTGAGGCCATTGATCCACCTCCTGATAATCCATCAGGATCAAATTTAAATCTTACTGAAGATGGGCTTTTAGCATCAAATCCTTCTTCTCTAATAATATTATATGCTGTATAAGGGATAACATTGTATACACCATATTTTTCAGCAATTTCTAATTTTAAGAAAAAATCACCATATTTACACATTTGGCGAATCCATGCCCATAAATTAAATTCAATGTTTAAAACATCATAAAATAAATTATAAAGGATTTTTTGTATATCTTCATCGCTAGAACGAATTTGAAGTACTTCCCCCATATCGTTCTTTAAAGTACATTCATCAGAAATAATGTCTAATGTAGAAGCAATAATGGAATCTGTATCCATAGCCTCATAATCAGAATATAATTGGGTTCTTAATGTTTGGTAATTAAGTGCTGGGTTATAGATAGGAGCAGCGCCTGTTAAGTGTAAGCGAGAGAAACGGTCAATTAATGAGTTGGTTTCAACTTGCCCAGATTGCTGGATTTTGTTAACATCTATAATTTTGAGTTCATCTCCCCCGATGTTTCGTACTATAACATCGGTTGAAAATAATCGTTTGAGTCGCGTAAATAAACTGGTATCTGCCATTTGTGTTTGTTATAAATATTTAGAGAAGCCAAGTAATATCTTCGTTATCTGTTCCTACATTCATACTCCACGGATTATCTCCGTAAGATGTTTTAGGTGAGTAGACTCCAGAGGTATTCATTTGGGTTGCTTTGAATGAGTTAAGAGATGCTCTTGTTAAATCTTGTGACTGTTGTTGGAATCGTAATGATGTATCTCTTAAATACATTCCGATACCAAAAGCCATTACTAAATCATCATTATATCCTCCTTGTGCCTCTGCTCTTCCATTCCTCCAAATAAACACTTTCATTTCCTCTAATAATCTTTTTGATTGGATTACTACAGAACGATCGCCGATATATTCTCTAAATTTATTTACTACTAAAGGACGGGATTTTAAAGACATAGTAAAACCAGGAGTTAAATTAGGATTATTTTCATATCTTTGAAAATACGACTCAACTGTTAAAGTATCACCTCCTTTTGGAGAGTAATACAGATTTCTATATCCTCTTTCTAAAATAGCCTCTATTGTTGACCACCCAATAGATGAGTTTTCAACCACTAATAGGGCTTGATTATATTCAGTGGCAATACCCACTAAAAAGTACCCAAACTCTTTAGTAGACATTTGCCCTTTATACTCAGCAACTTGTACATTTGTTGCCGAATCCATGACGTGGAAAGTCGAGAAGTCTTTTCCATCACCTCTAGCTACGTCTGCTACTACCATATACTCGCGTGTATAGTCTGCAGGTTCCCATACCCAAAGATTCTGGTCGGCTCCTCTCCTTTCAAGTGGTTCTCGTATTGTTGTTTCTCTTATAAACTCTAACCATTCAGAATAAAATACTACATCACCGGATGTACTAAAATCGCAATCACATTCCTGTGCTGATAGTCGTGGATCACCTAGTAATTCATCTTGGCGTTTTCTCCAAACCTCATCTCGTTCAGGGTGAACGAACCAGGGTAATCTAATAGGAAGAAAATCATTTTCCTTCGCTTCTGCTCTTACCCACGTTTGATGGAACCAGTTTCCAGTTCCATACGGTGTTGAAAGTACAATTGCTCCACCACCTGTGGCTAATGTTTGTTGTGCTGATGCCCATATTTCTCCAATGTTTTCAATGAATGCGGCCTCATCTATAATCAACATAGAAACAGCTTCTGATCGACCTGCATCGCTAGAGGCTGAAGTTGCTTTAATTTGAGAACCATTATTTAATCTTAATGTTAATTTACTATCTTCTATTGGTTTATCTTTTTCCCTTAACCATGAAGGTAAACTATCATACATAAAACGTACTTTTGTAACCATGTTTTTAGCAGTATCCTGCTTGGTTGCAATACAAAGGACGTTTTTATCTTTATGGAATAACATCAGCCACAGCGAATATCCTGCGGCTAATGTTGAGATACCCAACTGTCTTGACTTCAAGATAATGGAGTATGGGTTATCTTTCCAAAGATTTAATACTTTAGCTTGGAAGGGATATAAATTAAATAGT